TTGGCTTCGTGTATATAAGGATGTATTTCTTTGTAAATCCAACGATCATTCATCCAAACAATGTCAGATTTTCTTTTTCGTTGTATGTTATTGATTTCTTTTTTAGATAGTTTGCCACCGTTTTCAACATTACGAGATACACCACCAGTAACGGCCATTTCGGCTTGATGTGATTTTCCATACGCTAATATGTCATCACATATTTTAGGTGTTAATGCTGATTGAAAATAGTAATAGTAGTTTTTCAAATTCATTTTCTAATTTCCTCGTTCAAATAATAATATAGTATATATAACAGTTTTAAATTACTGGAATTTGTATCTTAAAACTACAATTCCTTTACCGCCAGCGCCACCAGTACAGTTATCATTTCCGCCGCCACCGCCTCCTCCAGTGTTTGCTGTACCAGCTCCACCAGCGCCAGGACTTGAGTCTCCTCCTCCGCCTAATCCGCCGCCAGGTGAAATTACACCAGTAGGTAAATTCCAACCACCTGCTCCGCCACCTGAAAAATATCTTCCTAAAGGACCTGATTCACCTAAACTTGGAGCGGCAGGACCTAATGAACTTGTTGGCATATATCCACCAGCACCTCCTGCTCCACCACTACCTGATCCAGGAGAATCTCCTCCAGAAGCTGTGGCGCCGCCTCCACCGCCTGAACCATTGCTTCCAGGTGAGTTACCTCCAGGATTACCCTGTGGTGGACTCACTGGTGGCGTATTACCTGAACCTCCAGGAGTATTACCGTGTCTGGAACCTCCTCCTGAACCACCAGGTAACGCTTGAAAGGCAGGGCCGTTGCCAGCGCCTCCACCGCCACCTGCTGATGTGATTGTTGAAAAAATTGAAGGTGAACCTGAATTGCCTTGACAATTTGTCCCAGCGCAGTATGGTCTTGCTGCACCTCCACCGCCAACTGTAATAGGATAAGTTGTAACTGAAACTGGTAATGCTGAAGGACTTGCGATTGGTATAGCACTACAATAAGTTGAACTAGAAAGTCTAAAACCTCCGCCGCCGCCGCCACCGCCTTGGTCGCCACCAGCACCACCTCCACCAGCGACTACTAGATAATCAACTGAATTTGAACCAGTAGCATTACCACCACAAGAAACGACAAAACAACCGTCACCTGTAAAGGTATGTATTTTGTAATCACCTGAAGTCGCTACTGTACCACCTGTGGCAGCGATATATTGAGGACCATCATAAGTTCCTGATTCATTAAAAGTTCCTGATGGTGTTGTACCTGCTGTTGTATTAATTTTTGTAATCCAACCTTTTGCTGAATCAATGTAAACAAATTCTGCTATTGTATCGTTTGTAGTTAGTTTATATTCTCTTGTTGTTGTGCTGTCTAAATTAGTTGTGCCTGTATTTACTATTACTTGATTTGTGGCAAAAGTACCAGCATAGTCAACTAAAATGATTGTATCACCTCTAGTAGGTGATGTAGGTAAAAAAACTTCTATAACGCCTGTGTTAGTGTCTAGTAAATAACCTTTTCCAGCAACGGCATTTAATTGTGTAGAACCATCGGCCACCGTTACGGCTTGCCAGTCTGTACCAGCAACGATCTCACCGCTTGCTCCTAGAGCAATTGATGTACCGTTAATTGTAATTGAGTTATTTGCTAATCTATCATTAGCGATTGTACCTGGAGCAATTCTATCACTCGCAATAGTACCTGGTGCTAAGTCGCCACTTTGAATTGTGCCGTCTGTAATACCACCTGTTTTAATTCGATTTATGGCCATAATAGTTGTTCTCTCTTATTATTTATACTATTTATTCGTCCTGATCTGTTGTTGGGTTGTAATTTTTACTATCGTTAAAATCCGTTATGGTTGTTGTAAAACCAAAATCATCATCAGCGTCGGCCGTTGTTGGATTTGGTGTTATTACAATTCTAACTTCTCTACTTTCATTGGTTGTTGTATTTGTATGTAAATCTGATTGTACTTCTTTGATGACCTTTTGTGTTTGAGCTGGCCCAAATAGGTATGTTTTAGCAGTAAAACTTAAAGTATATACAACAGCTCTTCTTGTTGTAAAGTTTCCGTCATATGTATCTTCGTAATTAACGGTATTTAATATGATAGGAACATCTCTTTTAATGTTTAAACTTGGTATAGCATTTACTGTAACCGTATAATCTGGTTGAAAATAAGGTAATATTTGTTCTACAATTTGTAGGCCACTTTCTGCTGTGGCTGTAAATATGTTTAAATCATATGAAATATTATAAGGTACAGGCATATAGTTATAATCAAGTATCTTACCATCAGCGGCCGTCTTTACTCTTTTAAACTTTTGAATACGATTTAATTTTCTTGTTGAGTCATAGGCAATTGTTTTAATTTCAAATGACATACGAGGTAAAGTAATAGAAAACTCTCTTTCATCTAAAGAAGGCTGTTGATCTAATCTTACTAAAAACTTTTCTTTTGGAGCGTAGGCTAAAGGTACTCTAATTGATTGAACAACCGTATCTGTAGAGTCTTTTCTTTTGATTTGAATGTTATTAAACAATTGACCAAAGGCAATTGTCATTCGTCTCATTGATTCATTATAGAAATATCCAAACATTTAAAAATCCAATTCTCCAAAAGGGTTACGTTCTGTAAAGTCTAATATATCATCAGCAGTAGAGGCCGTATCAAAGCCTGCCTCAGTATCTAAATCTAAATTATCAGCATAAGGCGATTGTGTTTGTATCGCATAAGTTTCAAGTAAGAAATAATTACTTTCACCTGTTACACTATCATTTTCTAATAATAAAGCACCTGTGCTTGAGTCTTCGTTTGTACCTGCTTCAAGTGAAACTTGATGTTGCAATTGATCTAAAGTATATTGATCTTCAGCACTATCAATTTCAGAAACACCAGTATTAATTCTTTCTGAAGAATATTCCCAACGTGTAACTCTTAATTTATAAACTGGTAAATTGCCGAGTTGAAAGAATGGCTCTTGGTCTTCGACAAATTGTATTTCAAAAAAACTATTCATCAACGGCATATAAATGATGTCGCCCTCATTTGGTCGGCCGTCTTTAATTAAAGTATGAACAGAATCAACAGCGTCTTGCCATCTTCTTTTTGAAATTATAAAAGTTGTATCTTCTCTAATTTCTAAACCAAACTTACTAATTAATTCTTGTTGACCAGCAAATCCTTCTGTGGTCTCCATATACATTTCAAGTAAATATGAATCATCAAACTTACTTAACGAATCTTCGCCAAGTATTAAATCTCTATTAACTAATGTTCGTGGAAGATAATAACAGTCGTGGCCATAAATCTTTAGGCCTTCAATGATTAAATCTTCGTATAATCTTTTTTCATTGGTGTTCCCAATGCCGTTACCACCTTGGAAGTAATGATTAACTGCCATAACATTATCCTATCATCATAGCAGGATTTAATTCATAACTTGCTCTAATTTCTTGTTCTAATTTTTCAATGTCTGTTAAAGCTTCTGAATAGATTTGTTGGCCATTTAAAGTAACGCCACCAATCATAGTTACACCATTAAACTTGCTAAGATTTGCTCCCCATTGTTTTTTAAATAAAGCAGTAACATATCTTTTTAAGTATATGTCATTAAAAACATCTGTATAAACTGTAGGGTCTAATTTACGATAGGCCTCTATAACAAGATATTCACCTACTTGTAAATCTTCACTCCAATCCATATCAATGTAAAGTCTGTTATCGTGTTGATTAAATCTTAATGGTTTTTCACCAACCAATATGTGATCTAAGAAATCTAAATGTCTTAAAACTAAATCGTAATTGATAATTGATGTTGAAGAAAAATCGTAAAGGTCATTTAATCTTAATTGGTATCTTACATCAAATAAGTTTAAATTACCTTTGTCTGAAAATGGAAAAATATTAATAACAGATATTACTGTTTCTGGCACAATTAAAAAATTATTGCCTTCGGACCAAGTTGTTGAAACTGAGTTTTTAGTAGCCGTCTCACTTGAATTACCTAATATTCTATCTTTATCGGCCTGTGTATATTGATATTTTAAGTAGGTTCTTCTTATACCATCATAGTGATATTGAGCATAATATTGTAAAGCCTCGTCAATTCTATCTTCAAGTTGGTCGTCATCAACATTGATTTCTATGACTGGTTTACCTAATGCTCTTAAAGCGTATTGTTTTAAGTTTTCTCTACTAGCTGGTGTTGCCATTAATAATCCTTATAAGTTTTAACTACCACTATTTATAAGAATAATGGAGTATTATCCTAAAGCAACGGCCTGAGCAATAGCAAA